GTTGTACCACGGTGTATCTGTAATTTTAAATAACTCTCCCTGGATAAAATCTTCAGAAGCATAAAAAAGAGGCTGGCCCGGTATTCTCTCAAATAAAAAACGAGCATTTTTAAATCGACTGACATCCGGAAGAGTTGATACTTTAAAAGTAAGCCCTAATCCGTCAATTTTATAACCTGGAGATGAGGCTTCAAGGCACGCGCTTATTGCAGTGGAGTCGTCATTTATACCATCACCAACAGCTCCAAAATCTTTGGGGCTAATAGCATCACGCATTTTATCCTGGAACGTTCGGTACACAGCCCCAGAACCATACTGAATAAACCAACCAAAACCACCAACAACCCCGGCGATTGCAGCATCGACATAATTACGCATTGAGCGATTATTTACAGCGTCCTGCTCAAATGATGGATCTGCAAGGTTAGAAATTTTGTTTTGCTTTGCATCGTAATATTTTGCAAGCAAAGATGGTTTCATCAATGCACGTCTGAACCACCCAAAACATTGCTGGATCAGCATCGTCAGGTAGTCAAAGGCATCTTCATGCACTTCGGGGAAAAATTTTCCCTGATTGCGAAGGTCTGTCTCCTGCACTACATCAAGCACACGATCTATCGTAATTCGCCATCCAGTAGCAAGCGGAGACGGAAGAACCACAGAACCGCCACTATAAGTGCCCGCCCCAGTTACCGTATAACCGGTATCCAGAACCAATTCTGTTACGTTCCCGTTCAGGTCAGACACCTGAACAACCAGGTCTGATTTTCTGAAAATTCGAAAAGTATACGGAAACGATGTCGTAACGCCGTTACCGGTGTATTCGTTGTGGTCAACTTCGGTTGAGACCGTCATGTTAAATCTCCAGATAGTCGCAGCACCCGTTGCGCCGCATATCTGGTTATTCTATTACCCAAAAAACCATATATGGATAGAAAGACTGTGAATATGAATAGATATTACCTTTCAGGTAATTTGCAAAACGTGCTGGATAGCAAACAAATTATTTGATACTGTATAAATATACAGTTATTGCATGGAGAAGATTAAGATGCAGCAGTATCACTATCCACTGGAAGACGGATTTACCGAAAGGATTCACACGCCGGGAGGCGTCAGGTCACTGGTGGAGGGATCGCACTTGATGAAATTACTCCGGGATCTCGATAAGGATGGATTTAATGTCGATGGCCCACTTGCCGAACTGACTGCACTGATTAACTACGTCACCAGCTCACAGATGTCTATGCGGAATCTGCAAACACATCTCGACTATTGTGCCGAACAATTACGAAAACAAACCCGGTAAATTTAAAGGCCGCAAGAGCGGCCTATCGTTTCGCTTTGTGCTCATCCCAGCACGTTTTGCACCATGCCATTAAGCCGTCCGCATTTTGATTATTAGGGTAAAAGCTGGTTCGTTTTCTGCGGACATTACAAATTGGGCACCACTTCATATGGCGTGTATTCTTTGGGCCATCGAGACACCTTGCACACCACTTAGTCAATCCATCTGGATTTTTTGACGATTTCCTGAATTTTTCATATGGAAGGTTTATTCTGCATCGCAAGCACTGCTTGCTACCACTTGAAACTCTGTTAGCTGATTCTTCTTTTGGCGGCGATACAGAAGGTATTCTTGCTGGCTCTGATACTGCCTGAGGTGCTTTTTTAGATGACTGAGACGATATGTCACCACCAGGGAATCTTCCATGATATGCCGGACGCGTTGACACTCCAGGTGGAAGCTCAGCTGTAAACGGCTTTGGCTGAATCAGTTGCCTCTCTTTTGCTAACTCCTGCTGTTTATAATATGTCTGGATTACCGCACTATCATAAGCAGGAGGTGCGGAAATATTAGGCGCATTACCTCCAGTTTTTTGAAACTGAGTAGAGGTGTGTTCTATCACCTGTGTACGATTAATCGTTATCTCCCCATCTTCGGTCTTTATCGTTTTGTTATGATTAACGACCGTACGATCAGAGATCTTAGTCTTGTTCTGGTTGATAACGTAAATAATCACCGCAACCACACCAACAACTATCCAGAAAACTTCCATTTCTTTTCCTCACAATAACATTACCTTAAAGGTAATATCTTGCTTTCAGGTGATCAAGCGTTAAACCCAATCAACCAAATACGGTTGATTTTAATATTTCTTCGCGTTTATCATTACCTTTTAGGTAAATTTACATCGCACTCCTCTTGTGCCATAGTAATCGGGCACTGGCAAAATCCAGTGCCGGGATTGGTCTCCCGGATTACTACAGAGGCACATATGCCGCATAAGCGGTTTTTTTATGTGTAAAGCGCACCTATTCTATGGTGGGCTGTGTGGGGGCACCGAAAGGTGCGCCGGGTTCCTTTGTAGCCGGTAAGACCAACTCTGCACAGTTCACCACCATCTGATTGGTCTCAGCGGTGGTGATTAACCTAACTACAAAGGTGATCGCCATGAATACCAAACCTTCCATCTTTTCCTTTGAGTCATCCTGCCAGATCCGTATGTTCATGATTGACGGAGAACCTTGGTTTGTCACCAAAGATGTGTGCAATGCTTTGAATATTGATGTTACACAAGCGAGAAAACTTGATAAAAAAGGCTGGAACAAAAAGGGGCTGTATTCAATACAGACCCCTGGTGGAATACAAGAACTATCCATCGTTTCAGAATCAGGTCTCTACATCCTTATTCTGCGTTGCAAAGAGGCAATGACAGAGGGAACGAGAGCATTCAGATTTCTTGAATGGGTTACAGGTGAGGTTCTTCCTCAGATCCGCCGCACAGGAAGTTACATTAAAAACTCGCTCCCGCAGGAAGAACGCATAAAGATGGTTGCCGACCAGGTAGCCAACGCCACGGCGTCAGCAGTAATGCAGGCGATGAAGATAGAGAACAAAACCTACAGTGCCCCGCTGAAGCCCGGCTACCGCAGTCTGATTCATTCCCCATCTGGTGTTCTCGGCCTGACGGAGCACTCACTGCTGATGAATCTGCTGAACCAGTTACAGGAAGACGGGCACGACGTATCGGGCGCGGCGGCGGAGCTGACCACCATGTTCTGCTACATCGTCGGTGTAAGCAAATGCCTGCGTGATATCCAGACGCACGCGGAGTACATCAACGACAAGGCTGGGTTCTTCTGACGGGCGGCGGCACAGGGATGTGCTTCTGACATAATCATTTGCGGTGTGATGTAGATTCACGTAAGATTACCTTAAAGGTAAACCATGGGTTTACATGAGGAGGAGATATGGGATTTTGGTTCGCTCGTACAAAAACGAGGGATAATGCACCCAGCCCTCAGGCAAAAAATGCAGAAGTTCCGGCGTCAGCGCAGGTTAACAAGCGTGGTGGAGTATATATCTCATCACAGCAAATTTCTGAGCTTCCTGAGGTTAAGGAGATGCGTCGTCTCGCTGCTGCAATTGTTAAACAGGATCTTGCCACTGTAAGGAAATAGTGTTGTTAGCTCTTCTAATTATCCCCATTCTGGTTAGTGGTTATATTATGATAACCGCTAACCAGTATCATTATTTCCGTTTATACCGACATGAAGGCCAGCTTCTTTATATGAAAGTAGCTGCATTAGGTACATATTGCCTTGTTGCATCAGTAATAATTGCAGCCGCTATAAAATATAAATGGCCTGATTTTCACCTAGTTCACGATATGGTGGAAACTTTTAATGTAACATCAAAACCAGAAACAGATAGAATTTACATGTGGCTGCTTCTTCTCTCAGCCACATCCATTTGCTTCTCTTTGTGTTATGTGTCTGTTGTGTGGGTGAAAGATTTTCTTCTTGGTTGTTTTTATAAACGTGATATTTACGAGCAAAAAACAGAGGCAATGAAGGCCAGAGTACTGCGAAAAACTTACTCGCAAGGTTCTTTAGACTTACTATTGCTTGATGCTATTGAATCGGATCCTAAACGACCAATGTTGATTACTTTATCATCAAACAAAGTGTATGTTGGAATAATAAATGGTTCTGGTGAACCAACGGAAAATCAGGGTCCGCATCAGCACATATCTTTTGTTCCTTTAATGTCAGGATACAGGAACAAAGAAAACTTATCTGTCACATTCACTAATGCTTATCCAGGAGAAATACAGGTCAAGCGGACTGCAGCAATAAGAGGAATTAGCAGAAAGAAAGTGCCAGGACTTGAGATCATGGTGTCTATTGACGAAATAAGTTATATATCATGGTTTGATTTTGAAGTATATAAAGCAACAAATAACAAAGTAGAATCCAGGGGGCACGTTATTCGTGTTACCAAAAATGGAAGAAATATATATCAAAGAAATAGCAAAAAAGAATAGCCCGCGCTGCGGGCTTTTTTGTGGACGAAACAAAAGCCAGTGCTACACTCATTGACGCCACATTGAGGTGGCTTATAGATGGAAATTTCACAATGAAAAAAGCATTTGCTGCACTGTTCGTTTTGTTGTCTCTGGTAGCTTCAACTCAGGCCTTTGCCGGTCGTTGTCAGCACGACAGCGATACCGCCGCTGACGGCTCCCGCTGCGGTGGGCGTTCTGCGGATTCCCGCCCGGGCGGCGGTGGCATTCGTTAAAAACAAGGCCGCGAAAGCGGCCTGTGACATGTCACACTACATTGATATATGATTCATAAAGTAGCTTAAAGATTTACTTCCCAGAAAAGAAATTTCTTTTCCTGGATATGTCGCAATAATTGAGCATGACTTATCCCCGTTAGAGGTAACAAATCCTGAATAACCTACTTGTTCTTTACCATTTTGTTGCTTGGCTAAAAAGTAGAGGTAGCTTATCTTTTTGCCCTCTGGGTAAAACTCTGCCAAACCAGTATCGGTGATTGAATATTTTATTCTCCCGCCTTGAGTAACGTTTTCCATCTCAAGTTTAGCTATGTCTTTTCTGTTGTATTCAGCATTGATTTTCCTTTCGAAATCAATGTTGTTTTCAAATGAGTAGGAAGCAACAGTCTGAATAGATGGGAACACGTTTATCTGGATGCCTCCACAGTCGGCACAGGTATAAAGGTATGAATCAGATGGAATCCCCATAAAAGAAAACTGAGTTACCTTAAATTTATCGCTATCTCCAAAGTATTGAAGTTCGCATTTAACATTTTGCCCTGCAAAAGAAAATGCAGACATCAATATTGAAACAAAAAATATAATTGCCTTCATTATTATTTACCTAGCATGAACTGCGATGGTGGGATCAGAAAGTCGTTACCCTGCTCACGCTCAACACGGCGCTGATAACGCTCAAGAGAGCCTGGGTCAAGGGCATCTTGTATCCGGTTCAATATTAAACCATTCATCGCCGTACGAAGCCAGAACACGTTGAGGAATGGCGTATTGTCAAGTGCCGTGCGATACCAGTCACCCAAATCTGCATCCCCTCTCGTGGTCTGCTGGAGCAGCGTGATAATGCTGTCAGCGTTCGATGCTGCTGGCCCCATTAGCGACGTAACCGGCCCGGCCCCCATGCGGTTGACCTCGCCAAACATGAAGTCACCCAAGATGCCAAGACCGCCCCCCTGAGATGCGGCTGCGAGAAACGTCTTGGCATCTGCCGGGCGTGGTGTTTGCCCTTTCAGCATGAGTTTTGACTGCATGGAGATATAACCAAACATAGTCGCCCAGACAAAGAGGTTTGCAGCACCAAGGAAAGCCCCCTTCCCGTTACGTAGCAGCGCATTCGTCAGCGATCCGGTTTTCGACTCACCAAGCCCAGCAGGAATATAACCACGCCCGAATACTTCGCGTCCTAGTACGTTCTGCATGAAGCTTGCAGTGAACGATTTGTACTGACCAGCGAATCGTATTGCTTCCCCAGCCACCGTTCCTGGCACCGTGCCCATCTTCATAAACGCCTGCGTGCGATCGCCAGGCTCTGACATGGCGATATTCAGGCGGTCAAGGATGTAGCCGCGCAACTGCCCTTCCAATTGATCGCGTGCGTCAGCGATAGCGCGCTGCGTTGGTTTGATCCCCTTACTCTCTACATAACCGGCAATCACTTCGTCAGGCACGCCGCGGATGCCGCTGGTCGTCATGAACTTACGACCTTCGCTATCGGCCATGTCCATGTTGCGAAAAATTTCCCACTCACGTTCGCCAATACCGTGCAGATCCAGCACGCGTCGCAGGTCTTCCGGTAGCCGCGCATGAGACTGGTCAGCATTCTTTGCAAGCCAGTTGGTTATCATCATGGCGTTGCTGTTGCGACCGCTCTCGGTCCAGAAGTTCATGAGGTTGTACTTAAAGAAAAGCTGCTGCGCGCGACCAAGCTTTCCATTCAGCGTGTCATCACCAGATATGCGCCGGATGATTTCCTGCGTCATGGAGTCGGAATAAACTCCGATAGAGGAAAGGATCTCTTTCTGCTCCGCGCTGTTGTAACGCGTGAAGCGGCCTCTCATAGCACCAAGCAACGCCTGCATAAAATTCTGCCCTTGGTAGCGCATCTCGGTAGCGGCGATAGGCACGTCGTTAAACGATGAGATTACCGCGCCACCAAGTTGGCTCATACGCAACCAGCCGCGTACAGCCGCCGACGCATTGGCCCAGCCTACGCTGCCAGGAATATTTAGCGAGCCGTCAACCTGCGGCATTACGGTACGGTTAATGCGACGCACCTTCGTCATGTAGTCAGCCAACGCTGCCGGTCTTCCGGATTTGCTGATATCTTCAGCAATGGCGTCCGTCAGGTACTTAAACATGTTCTGTGGGTTAGTGCCCAGTACGCGCATCATGCCCGTTGTGCGGGCAGCGCTGTTTAAGCCACCAAACAGCGCTTCTCGCAGGCTGCCGGTGCCGAATTGCTGGTTGTACTCGTGCCACGAGATACCATCTTTGAAGTGCAAAATTCGCTCTTGGCTGGCGCGTTTAGCTGCGTTCGCCGATCCCTTAAAGCCATTCATCCAATCGGGCTTTTCAGATGTAAGATGCACGCCGGAAGCCAGCCCGTTATAAATGTTACGCATGAACTGCTCGCGGTCAGCCACGCCGTCAAAAGTGCGCTCATCAAGGCGCGGGAGAATAGCATTTCGCCATGCTTCATAACCTGCGGCGCGGATCTTCATGATGTCGTGTGACTGGCGCACTATATAGCCCGGCTCTTTGCGTATCCATGCCCCGGCGCGGTTCTCATCAATGCGCGCAGTTTCCTGCCATTTCATGATGATTTGTGCAGCGCTTACGGATTGCTTTGTCATACCGTCAGTTGACTGCCCGCGCCCTATGCGCCACATTGCATCGGCAATTTCCCGGTCATTGCTGCCGCTGGCGATGAATTGCACCAGCCCGGCACGGTCAAAATCGTAGTTGATACCAGAATGATACTTGCCGCGCAGTTGCGCCACCTCCGAAGATACCGACCGGCGGGCGCCGGTACGCGCATCGTTGCGGCCAACCAGCATTGCTTCAAGCCCGATATCCGGGCGGTCTTTCCAGATAGTACGAAGCTCTCTAAGTCGTTGTGCGGCAATACGGGCGTTGATTGCCTTATTGCGAGCCTCAATCTGTTTTGCCAGCATATCGGCATTGCTCAGTTCTTCCGCTGCGCGCATCGCGGCCTCTTCCAGAGACAGCGCCTCATTGGTCGCCAGAATTCGCCTAGTGGTGTCGTTCATGTCACGCACCAGCGACTCCATCTCATCGGAAGAAAGCTCGCGACCAGCGGCAGCATTTACACTGCGCTCGCACTGCGTCAAAAATTCGTTTGCTGCCATCACATCCCCCGGTTAATCATACAGGCGGCAAATGCCCGGAAAGCGTTGCTCATGCTATTGTCGCTGGCGTCGACACGAATATCATTGAGTTTCTGGCGCAACGTGGTCGCAAGATCAGGGTTATCGACAGCGATATCGTCAAGCAGGGCGTTACTCAGGTTGAGCTCGTTATCAAGGTCTGCAGCGGCAGCGGTAATTTCATGATCTGCCTTTTGCGTTTCTTGATAAACCCGATCGGCTGTTTCGCTTGCTGGGCGAGCCGTTTCATCAACCTGCCGTGCCGGATTCTGTATGCGATGGATGGCGCGTTCACGCAGTGCCGGTTTGTGCAGTTCATAGAAGGGCTCAACATCTGGGCTACGTCCTTCCATCATGTGTGCCAGCGCAGCGCGATACGCCTGCTGGTTCACGCTCCAGTCAGCATCCCTGATGGCGCTTGCGGCAGTGCGAACTGCGCCAGCGACCGGCGACATCTGCATGCCGTCCAGGATCTGCTGCGCACGCTCGGAAATGGTGACTTTCAGGTCGTCGGGGATCTCGCCGCGGGAAATCTGAGACTGGCGCCAGCGCGCCTGCTCTGCTGTCGCGTTCTGCTCCAGCGATGTGTTGATCTCCTGATTGCGTGCAGCGATGGCGTCTTTCTCGGCCTGAATCTCTTTCAGTGCCCTAGAGCGCGCATCCTTAAACTTCATCCGCTGCCCCTGATACTTTTTGGTGCGCTGCTGCAGCGTCGCATCAAGCGAGTCAGCATGACGTTGATTAGCCGCAAGCTCGGCACGCAGGTCGGCTACGTTACCGATCTGCCCGCTCTGTAACTCCTGCTGGCGCGCCATATAGTCAGGAACCACGTCGTCATAAGCCCGGCTGTATGCGTAGCTCTCCGCTTCACTGGAAATGGCCGCCGCCAGATCTGCGTTAGCGCCAACCTCAGGGATATTCACGCCCGCCGGAATGTTGTCAGGCGTTATCACCGGGGTTGGCTGCGCATCGCCAGAAAACGCCGGGGACTCTCCCGTTGCAGCATCGGGAACGCGACGCGGTCGCACGATATCGGCGATAAGGCCGCCGCCGGCATGCATTAGACCGCCAGCCATCGTGTTAAAGAAAGTACTTTCCAACGCGTTGCTATAGGTGAAGTCGTCACCTTCCGCCGCCGCTGCCAGCCCGGTAAGCGGCACGGTCACCACCGCCTGCGCTGCCCCCATGCGTGCACCAGCAACAAATCGCTCGCCAAATCGGCCAAGCACAGAAGCTGCCTTTGCTTCTCCAGCGAACGGAACCAGCGCCAGCGCCACGTTACCAGGATCTGCCATTGAACCAGCTAGGCTGGCTGCGAAATTAAGCGGCGTGGCTACCCACCCGCTCGGTGCCGACATCGCAATCTGCTGGCGTGCCAGAGAATCTTTGCGTTCGGCAATAACATGATCGAGAAAAGCCTGCGTAACGCCAGAATCTGGCACGTTTATGCTCTTTACGCCGTACTGCTTCAGGAGCTCATCTGCGTCCTGCTTACTGATAACTGTAGAGTTTGGGTCATTCGCCAGCGAGTCGGCCTGCGCAAAGCGGTAGCCGGACATGACCGGCCCCTCTTCAAATCCCTGCTTAAGGGAAGAAAGCAGCGATTCGCCAAGCCCTGCTGGCGCGTTGCCAATTGGCTGGTTAATGCCCTGTCCCGGATCATCTGTGTAAATTGGCATGTTATCGTCCTGATTGCTGGCCGTTCTGGAAAATGTTAATCAGGTTGTCGCGCTGACTTTCTGCGCTGTATTCCTTAGACTGTCCGGGAGTATATTTCACCGGAGTATCAATGAACTTGGTAATGCTGTTCCATACTGATCGGTTGGTTGTTCCCAGTTTCGCCAGATCGTTGAACGGCACCGTAATCGGGTTGCCGTCGGCACCGTTGACGATCAGCCCGTTGAGCATCAGGGTAAGTCCTGTTTCGTCGCTGTTGGTAACCCACTGCGCATTATCACGAATGCGGGAGATACTCTGCTCACGGTTGACCTCATCAGGTAGCCTTGGGTCACCAATAAGCGGCATAATCTGATCTGCTGACAGGTTTTTCAGATACGCATTGGCACCATCGTTAACGTCACGAATATCTATCCCTGCACGCTTAGGTAGCCGCCAAGTGCCATTGGTCTGGTACTGCTCGCCGAGAAGGTCCTGATACGCCTGTTTTGCTGCATCAGACGCCGACATTCCGCGCTGCATGTAGTTGTAGGTCAAGCGTTTTCCCTGCTCGTTATAAATAGTCCAGTTTTCAGCACCATTTCTCTGAGGAATAAGAGTTGAAGAAAAATCTTTAAATTGATCTGTCCACGATGAGTCTGCACTGTCTGCCTGGTTTTTATCCAAACCAGATCTCAAATCAGAAGTAGATACATTCCGTATTTGCCACAACGCATCTGCTGCCCGTTGGTTTTCTGTAGACATTACAACCTTTAAAGCTGGGAATGCTTTATTTTGCACCTGCCGCATCACCTGATCCGAGTATTTGCCGAACGACTGCGCCACCGACTGAATGGCCTTTACGCTAGATTCCTGCGTGTTGTCAATACGCTGCAGTACGTCGTTGACCATGGACTCCGGTAAAACTTTTTTGCTCATTATCCCCAGGCGGTCTTTTTCAGACTGTATGCGGGAAACTAGGTATTCACCAGATGAAGGGTCATTCAGGTACTGCTGGAATGCAGCCTGCACAACCGGAGAGTTTTGTTGCAGCCATGCCCCCGGATCCGCTTCCCGCGCCTTCAGTACCTGCCCAAGCTTGACCTTTGCCGATGCATAAAGCTCTGCTTTGTATTTAAAGTCAGGGTCGTTTTCCTGCGGTGCCATTGCCTGCACGGCGGCGGTACCCTGCTGGACGTTGCCCTGCATAATGGTCTGATAAACAGGTTGTAGCGTCATTGCCTGCTGGTATTGCTGGAAGGTTTTTTCCATCTGCAGGCGCTCGGCAGGCGCTGCCTGAAGCGGCATAACGGCGGCCCATTCGTGCGCTGAAATAGGCGTCACCTGCTTACCGGCCTCAATTTTGGATAGGTCGTCCTGCATTCGACTCTGTAGCGCAACGCGACCGGCTGAAGCCTGCATGTCGTACATGCCAGCAACCTTGCTCATCATCTGCGACTTTTTGTCCGGACTCATGGCGTTCCAGAATGGCTGTGCGATGAGGTTTTCCATCGTCGCAGATCCAGGAATAGCTCCAGCACTGCCAGTTACTTTTGCCACATAATTGCGCGTCTCGTCGTATGGGATAGCTGCGGCAAACTGGGCGTTACTGACTTCGCCTGTGCGCGGATCGCCAATCTGTTTAATCCAGCCGTCAACCTTTCCTGGGCCAGCGTTATAGGCAGCTACTGCCAGAACCGGGTTATTGTCGTATTTCTTCATCTGCGCGCCGAAATAAGCTTGCCCCAAGCGGGCATTATAGCGCGGGTCATTCAACCATTTATCTCGGTCCCACGGCACGCCAGCAAGGCGGGCAGCTTCGGGGCCAGTATCTTCCGTCACCTGCGCTACGCCAACAGCGCCTTTTGGCGACACCAGAGGTGTTCCGTCCTTTCCGTACTGATTTCCGCCACTCTCCTGCCAGATTATTGCAGAGAATAACTGCGCCTCACTCGGTGTATCGGTTACCTCAATCTTGCCGTTCGGACCCATCATCTGTTGATACATCGGCACATACCACGCCTCCGCCGCACCGTTCGCGGCATTCTCGCGCCACGAAACCCAGTTCTGTTCGATCTCTTCCTGACTCTGGCCGTGGGCTTCGCCGTAAGCGATGATGCTATGATATGCCTTCAATCCTGCCTGGTTTGCCATTGTCGGGTTACGGAACTGCATCGATAGGTTTTTTAGTGTCGCATCCTGCATATCCGCCTCATACTGGCGAACCTGTCCTATTTCGTACCTCCCGGCCTGCGTAGTGAACTGAATGCGCTGCTGCTGCGCCTGCTGCATGAAAGCATTACGAGCCTGTTCATCCGGCAGCGACATAGCCAGTTGTTCGACCTGAGCATCAAACTGCTGCGTATACTCATGGCCTTTTCCAATAGCATTTTTCCCTTTCAGGTTAAGCAATCCTGTTTCAGGATTATTCAGCAGATCGCTGCTTATCTGACTGAGGTTAAGAGATGCCTCCTGAGCCAGAGCGATATTGGCACGCTGTTTTGCCTGCCCCAAAACATCAATTGCCTCTGTCCCTGCCCGAACAAAAGCATCACCAATACCTGGCTGAGAAAACGTCTGCAAGCCTGCTGACTGAACTCCACGACTCTCAACCTGACGTCCGGATACTGTTGGTACGACTGGCATTATAATCCTCCGGGTAATCTGGTTCCTGCTGCTGCCCCGATTGGCGCAGGAGTGCTTTGAGTAAACGGACTCCACGTCCCACCAAACATCTGGTACGCACCGTATGCCTTCAGAGGCGCAGTGAGCAATGTTGTTGCTGCTCCCACATTCCCCTGTTTACGGGCTGAACTGGCTTCTGCTTTATAGTTGGCAGCCTGAACCTGATAACCGTAAGCCTCGCGTTGCGCGTTATTCACCGTCGTCAGAGAATCAAGAGCGCCAAACTGGGCAGTGTCGCCAAATATATCCAGCGCGTTACCTGTAGATAAATCAGCGCCGGTAGCCCCCATTGTCGCCGCCTGTGTACCAAGCCGCTGTCGGGTCTCTCTGCGCCGTTGCTCAGCTTCAGCGTTACCTCTGTTTATTGCATCATTTGCCTGAGCTGTGGCTATATCTGCGTTCGCTTCTGCAACCTTCGAGGCATACTTTCCCTGTTGGTACTGGGTGTATGCCTGAATGCCACTCATGGCGAGCATTGCGCCACCAGCAATAACCGGATCGCACATTATTTTCTCTCCATGTGAAATCTGTGGAAATTAAGACCAAGAGCACCATAAGGCGCGGCTTCTTCAAGCCTGAATCCAAGCCAGTGCAGCCATGCTTTGGCAACATGGTTTCGCTCGTCGACGTAGTTTTCCAGGCGCGGATAAACTGCCAGCATCTGCTGCAATACAGGGCGGCAGTGGCGAAGAAATGTCTTCTGATATTTTTCAATACGGCTGGTTCCTACCAGCCAGGGCGTACCATTGCCACCGATCATTGACGCCGGAGATACGCCAAACATGGTTACCAGTTCTCCGTTCGCAAATCCTGACCAGGCCATAGTCGCAGTACGCAGACCAACACGCAGCGCATCTTCGGTAGTCATCAGTGATACCGCATACAGTTCGTCAATATCAGCCTGACGAACATCCGGCAAAATCATCTGAAGATGCTCTTCGGTTGCGGGAATAATTTGAACATCGATCATCAGAACCCACCAACAGTAAGGCGAGGAATAACGGCAAGAACAGACAGCGGCAACGGATCAAGCTGACGGATTTTTACACGTCCGTTTTTTCCCCAGTTACTGTCCAGTTTCACTTCTACTTTTCCGGTAGCATCATCAACAGGATCATCGTAGAACTCGAATTCACGCTGTGGATATTCGTACCATTTACCGCCGGGCGTAGTCGCCCAGATGCCGCGACTGGCATTCACAACCAGAGTAACGGACGGGATCACCTGTTTTTTGTCCAGCAGCGTTTCCTGTCCGTTAATGTTGATATCCAGTGTTTCGAATTCAGCAGTTATTGGCAGGCCGATGTGCACTACAGCCCCCGGTGATTCCAGCGTGACGGCACCTCCGGAAACCACTTTCTGTGGTTCCACGTTCGCATCAGAGAGAATGTTTACGGTCTGGCCTTCAAGATGAGACAGGCCTCCAAATGTCCGGCGCGCCATCTGCCAGTTCGTGGTGGCCACATTCCTGAGGGATGGCGGGACGTTCCTGTTAGCACGAACCACTACAGCGGTATTGCTGGTTACAGAAATAATGTCGCAACGTAATTCTTTTGACACCTCATCGCCAGTATCAGGATCAGTTCCGGTATAAGGGAACTGTAGTTGCGCGCCGACATCACTACTGGTGAAGTACGCACCACCAGAAACACTGATTGTATATTCCGCGCGGTAATCCCATTCGCCAGAACCACCAGTGATGATCATCGTTCTGTCAGACGTATTTCTTCCATCATAGCTAAGGCCAGAATCAACAAAGAAAGCATCTTCATCGCTGGTAAATAAACGGCTGGACAGTCGCTCGATGTATCTCACTGTTTGCCCGTTAACGGTTCGGTTAACGACGAAATACACCGCATCTTCATTGCCTTCGCTGATACTGCATGTGCTTTCATATTTTCCGGTACTGGATTGTGGTGCCCATGCAAAAACCTGCTGATCACGCAAATAGGTCATCACCAGTAATTTACCGTCATCACGGATGCAGAAGGCGCTGGAGTAAGGGACTATTGAGAAGCACCAGTCAACAATGCTGTGCTTCTGAAAAAGATGATTGGCAAGGATAGTAAGGTCGTTCCCCTGATAGCCGTCAACATCGAATGAGTAGGCCAGATCACGGACAACACTGCCTTTCTCCTGGACGAACAGAGCAATATTCGCCACGGCAATTGGTGGGACATTGCTCGAGCCATTTGATCCCTGAGAGCTGAATGCAAATGATGATGGGGTAAGCACTTTGTTCTGGTCGCCAGTGATGACGTACTCACCTCCGGAAGTCAGCGCCACCAGCGAACCAACATCAATCAGGTGACGGATCTCATTAACCTGACGCCCGGCATAGGTGTAGATAATTCTGTCGTCATCCTGCGTAGGATTGCTTTTGCCAAAATCCTTATAATCCCCAGTACGGCTGGCCCAGATAGTCTGAGGGAACGCAGTCGATGCGGCGAAGTAAAGACGCTGTTGATAATAAACAACAGTGCCAGGATAACCATTAACACTGTTCCAGGCATATTTAGCCCATTTATAGCTGGCATTATCCTCGCCAACGACCTGCGAAGGGATATAGGAAATCACCTCGGCAGTTGCAGTAGTGCCGTTTACAGCAGTGATACGGGTAATGCCAAACCCACTGTGCAGATACTCCCACTCAATGCCAGTATCATCATCACCGGATCCTCCCCAGCCATCCCATGATGTGCCTTCTGTATGCGAAGGGCGCAAAGTGCCTGTTTTGCCTGCTGTAACGGCGCGATAGTAGTTACTGTCTGCACGGCGAATATCGCCAATCGACGTACTCTTACTGGTTTCCCATACCGGCACAGAATCCACTGCAGGCTGTTCCAGATAGAACAATTTGCCTACCTGCTCCGCGCCAAAAATAGAGGCGCTTGCCGTTAACGTAATTGTCCCGGTGCTGGCGCTGGCATAAACCGTCACTGACTCGTCAATATTGATATCTTCAAATGGCCCGTTCTTCGTTACTACATCAACCAGTTGCCAGTTGTCATGCGCATAGCGGCGCAACTCTTTCGGCGGGTATGCCGGATGAACCAGCGTAAGCACGTCTGCGCTTTGCGTGAATTTAATTCGGAACAGATCGGCTTCAGTATATGGCGTGGCAATTTCATAAATAACATTGCTGCTGTTCAACACCAACGCACCATCTTTGATAACGCGCATGTACTGGTGTCCGAACTCCAAAGCATAAGTCTGAACCGTCGAGAACTGGAACGGGATCAGGCGGCATTTCCGATTTGGGTATTTGGCGGCACCGACAAAACGCGTACCAGGTCGATTCTCAACGCCGCCATACTGCCGCACGATAAAGTTATCGCACTTGCGCAATGCCACCTGGTACTTCGCCATGTCAATACGCCCGTACAACGACGGTCCAATCTCACCACCGGCAAAGCTGGGCTGGATCCAACTGATAGCCATCAGGACAACCTCGCAATGGTAAACTCATCAACCGGTGGCTGTGGTTCCTGTGATTCATTCTGGCTATGCGAGCCAGCACTAAGAATCACGCGATTGTACATATTGAGGGCAAACGTACCGAGGTCTGCATTCCCAGTCAGCGCCATGTTAATAGCTGCCGCAAGACGCCAGGCCAACGCCTCCATAAAAATGGCATCAAACATGTTCACATCTGAAACGCGAGAGACATACTTGAGCCATGCCTGCGGCTGGTCTGTGTAGATCAACTTTCCTGTTCCGTTGGTGTCTGCACCAACTTCGTACTGAACGCGCATTGCTGCTGTTGGATTGCGTACACCAGGAAGCATAATTTCAGTAATGCGCAGACAATCGGACGGGTACTGGTACGCATATTCCCAGTCAGGCGGTGGATTGTTCGTATCTGCAAGCGCCACGCGTTTGGTAGCAAAGTTCCAGTCAAAATCAGAAAGCACAGCATCACGGCAGGCCTCAAAGTGCAGCGAACATTCCCCTGCTTCCTTGCTGGCTTCCGTCAGGCTGTTAATGCTGCGGCTGTTGCCAATATTGGACAGCGCACGATTACAGATCTCTACTACAGAGGCCATCACTCACCCCCGTTACCGTAGAGGGTTTCAGCCGCTGATTTTTCTACATCACCGGAAACAGGAGCGATTGCCATATCAGTGATCTGCAGATCGGCGCTGCGATTAACACCATCGTCAGTTTCTCTGGCAGACAGGCCTCGAATAACAGCCTTTGCAGTTATCATCACTTCTGTTCCGACGCCCTGAGGTTGCGCCTTCAGCTTATTCAATGTGTCGTTATTAAGAGTGATGCACAGCCCCCACGGGTATTCATCGCGAGTTCTGGTTTCTCCGCTCTCATCCTGGTAGCTGTCAGTGCCGGTTTTGAGGTTTACGAGTTCCATATACACTCCTGCAATAAAGGGGCCGAAGCCCCTTGTCTGATTCGCGAGGCTTACACGCCCAGTTCTTTACGCTTATCTGCGATCTTCTCGCGGAGCGTTTCTGCTTTGGCGTTATGGTGTGGCTTCTCGTTAAAGAGCAATTCGTACTCTTCACGGAGCTTATCCAGTTCACCATCATCTGACACATCGTTGATGATTTTGGTGCTGGTTGCTGCCATTGACACCTTTCCTGCAACTTTTGCCTGTCTGGCTGCATCGTTAACAGGTTCCAGTGCGCTACCAGGCTCACCTTCGTATTCGATTTCTGCCCCCTCCGGCCACAGAGTGTTATGGATATGAGAGAGGCGCAGAACGCGGTATCTTGGTTTCTCACCTGACATCGATATCACCTTAACCAGTTACTTTTGAGCGGATCGGATACGGCGTATTGGCATCAACATCAAGACTGATACCCGCAGTGAATTCGCCAGCCGTTAGTGGGCCAGTTGCGACGGAGTAGTTAACACGCAGATATCGCTGAACACCGGCAGGCACCTTTGCAGAAACAACTCGTTTACCTGCTGTCAGGGCGGTCTTTGCCAGTGCACCACTATCATAAATAGTGGTCCATGAGCTGTTATCCTCACTCGTCTGCAACTGGATGTTTACAGTTGCATCACCGCTTGCTGCGGCGGCTGTGTTAACCAGCGCCCAAAACTCAAGCGGGTAACCCACGCCGATATCACGACGTTTTCCGTCAATTGGACCGAGATCGATTACGTCAGTAGAAGCCGCGGTATTCGTAACCGCCTGAGCTTCTGAGAACATCAACAGTTTGTCGGTGATCATCTTCTTTCTCCATTAGTGGGTCTGTTACGACCCACAGGTTAATAACAGGCGTTAGACCACGCGGGCTTCTGTTTCCAGAAGCGCATCAGTTTCACGGATTGGTACACCACGGAATGAAGTCCACCACTCGCCTTCTGTCTCTTTTACGCTGATAGCCAGAGATGTTTTCTCCAGAGACTGCAGATCAAGAGCCTGGCCTACAGTGCGGTTCATGTAGAACACCGGGCGGCCCATGCCACGGTTTGGAATGCGATGCAGTGCTTTAACCATCAACTTCGCAATATTTGCGGCAGAGGAAGGTTCTGAAAGATTGCTGACATCGATGTTTGCAATGCGAACAACATAACGCCAGTCACGCAGAGCAAGTCCGTTATCCCATTTATAATGGGTGCGATAGCCTTCGTACTTGCCACCATTAGCATCTTCCAGTGTCACCTGGCCTTTATCTTCCATCTGGATGCCAGCCTTCTGCCCTTTCGGGAAGATGCCATGCACGGTGTTTTCGCCCCACACCACTAACCAGATTGAGGTGTTATCTGTACCCGTGCCACCAGCATCAATGATGTTCTGAGCATTACCCGCAGACAGGCTGGAATAGCGGGAGGACAGTCCCATAAACTGCTGAGGGTTAACGCTGGAATCACCATAAAACAGCGTCTGCGCCATCTGCTGATTCATCGCTTCAATAAATGCGCGGTCTTCAGACAGGCGGAATTCGGCGGTATTGCCGTTCAGATCAGCCAGTGACTTATCGACTTCCGCATAGGTTTCCAGCATGCCAACGGAATCGGTTACCTGCACTGTGGTTGATTTGCTTGGCTGTACGCCATAGTTCAGCAAACGCCAGGTAGCTGAAGGTAAACCAGAACGAATGGTGGTTCGGTGTCCGGTAGGAAGGTTCCCTTCGACAAAAGGCATATCCTGAAGGATCGGGTTAGTTTGACCGAGAAGCTCGATAATCTTATCGACTTTCCCGTTTGGATCGACGCGCTTACCCCAGTCAGCCAGCGTCAGCGCAGTTAAGCCTTTAACAGCCATTGTCATTTCCTCTCTTATTTGCCATAGAGCACTTCGGCCGCACTACGCTGGCCTTCATTACCACCGGTGACCATGCCATCTTCAGACATCGCCTTTCCGATTTTCACGAACGTTTTGACCAGATCAGGGTGATTACCCAGCCCGGTGGTGTTCAGATATTCTTTGAGTTCAGGTGTCCCGAACTGGTCAAGCGCACGCTGTGCGGCGCTAAGGTTAGAAATCAACTTGTCGCCACCGATTTCTTTGTCAGCTTTTACATCAGCAGCCCACTGCTCGGTTGTTTTCTGCCAGGCTTCTGCCTGGCGCTGCTGCACACCTGCCAGAATCTTCGGATAAGCATCAACCAGCTTTTGCGCTTGCTCGTTGGTCAGGTTTAGTTCTCGCGCCACCGGCTCGAATTCCTTCAACGCTTCTGTATCCAGCTCTACGCCTTCGGCAGCCTGAAACTCGTACTTCTCAGGCGCACCCTCTGGTTTATCGCCGCCCTTTTTTTCATCCTGCTTATCGTTTTCAGGCTTTTTGTCATCAGCAGGTTTATCGCCATCAGCAACAGGTTGTGGCTTATCACCTTCCTGTTGTGATGGATCACCAACTGGAGCAGGGTTATCACCTGCAGGCGCTGACGGTTCTGACGCAGCAGGAGCTGCTCCACCATCGACTGGTTGCTCATTGCAAAGACGGCGATACAGCAAACGCTCAAATAAATTCATGATCACTCCTGTTCACTGGCCTCTTTGGCCATCTTCAAATACTGTTCAGGGCAATGCGCCATAACGCGCTGAAACAGTTCCAGCGCCAGATTGCGTTGCCCCTCATTAAATGCCATTGCCATAGCGTCCATCGGTGAGATAGCGGAAAACACACGGCCTTTCTCCAGCACCGACCAGACAACGCGACGCCCCTGTTCACTGCTCATGACAAAGCGAATGTCATCAATTTCACGCTGTGCCATGTCACGTTGCTTACGGGCGCTTTCTTCTTTCAGTTGATCATCTTCGTAATCTGTCATTGTGATTGCCCACCCTGACCACTAACTGCATTCGCCATAGCTGACAAAACACTCGGATCCGAAGTTTTAGCTTCGCTTAGCGTCTTGGCACCCTGTGCCGCCGCCATCCCCATCGCCATCATTTGTTGCTGCTGTTGTTGCTGTGCCCGTTGCTGGCGAGCCTGCTCAACCTGTTCCTGCGGAACAATGACGGTTGGAGACACTCCGGACATATCAGCGAATGCATCGATCGCCTGATCAACGTTGAGTTTGTCGAGAGCTTCTGGTTTCGCTTGCGCAAGTTGACCAATGAAGTTAACCGTGGACGCCAGACTGGACAGGCCGATAGACTTCTGCGCCTGAGCCATGACGGAAATGTATTCGACCTTCAGGGGCATACCTTCCATCACGTCTGGCGGTGGCGGCAGCATGTTTTTACGCACCATCATCGAGAAAGAGCGGTCAATGAGAGGATTAAGACATTCGTCGTTCAGACGCTCCAGAACCGGCCCCAACATCAGAAGTTTTTCTTCTTTCATTTCGATCACCGCTTCAACAGGCATCGAGCGGGTATTGATGTTCTGCAACATCATGAACAGATCGACAAAGTAGGCGCTGTTAATGATTTGACGAGTGTCCTGAATGTCTGCCACCAAATCTGCTGTACTGGGGTTAACCAGATAAGCAGGCCTGAAACCATCCTGACCAGTAATCTGATCGATATACGTGATGTCGCCAGGAAGAAGGGAGGCACGCTGATTCTTGAGGGAAGTCGGAGCAACCATCGGCGGATTGGTGGCTTTATCAATCAACTGCGACTTGCGCTTCTGGAGAAGCTGCAATGCCTTAACAGGTCCAAGCGCCAGCATACCCGGGCATGATGATCCATAAACATCTTCGCCGTTAACTTCCCAGCGCGGAGCCATAATTGGAAACTCATCGAATCCGGACTCACGCAACAACTTGTCGTTATCGCCACCAACCTCGTAATAAACCGATTTGAATGGCTTGTTCTTGCTATCCAGCTTCGATGTATCGCGGTCAATGTTCGGGTAAACCGAATGCATCACTTCAATCCACTTCTCGTAGGTGCCGCTTTCCCACATGCTTTTTACGGATTCGCTGACGTTATTTAGCCCGAACTCCTGAACAAGCTGACGAACAGTCATAGAGAACTTGCGAAAACAGGTGTCCACACTGCCACGAGGTGAGTTAGCCAGGTAGTAACTGCCTATCGGGAATGGCATTGTGCGAATGATGTCCTCGTCATCCTCCAGCACTGCCATTGCACCAGTGCTGTATGTGCCGAGGCTTCCGTATAACTGCGGCAGCGACTGATAGAGATTCGACTTATTGAACATATCGTTCATGCGGTTCTGCACCGCCTCAAGCCACAACTTAACAGGGCCATAATCCATCATTTCAGGATCTGGCGTAGCCAGGCGAAACCACGGACGCGCGGGGCTTGTGATGCCTGACATCATGCCGCTGGCGAGAGTGCGCGCCGCCATAGTCCCGGTCGAATCAATAATGCGTGTATTGCGTCGATCGTTACGGTTGACCTCAGAAGTCAGAAAGCGGGAACCACGCGGGTTGATGTAATCACTCAACTCGCGCCAGTGCGGCTCGAACGACTGACGCTCGCTTTCAAGTTGTGCGAACTGTTTGTTCAATCGCTCTTTAGTTGTTTCCGCCATTTCAATGACTCCGGTTACTGACCAAGCAGCGTTTTACCGCTGGTATTAGCGGTTGATGTGTCGCCCTGAGAACCGGTAAGCAGCGTAGAACTACGACCAGCAGCAGCGCGACGGCGACGAGTTTCTTCGTCGCGGGCATCAACAACGGCGGCATCCTGCTCCTGTGGTGCTGCCTGAACTTCTGGTGTTGCAGGCACTGATGGTGAGCTACCCATGCACATATCAATGACTCCGTACGCAATTAAATTATTACCAATTTAACCACATATGATTTATTTATCGTAGATAGTTGACATTTAACGCACAAATTATTACCTTTCAGGTAACCAAAGAATTCATTCCGGTTACTAACCTGACTGGCTTGTCGTTAAATTGAACAGGTGGAGTGAGCTTTTATTTTGAGCAGTACGGCGTATGGCACATGCGCCGATAGCGGTCTGGATACGTTTAAGGGGCACCCTCCCTGGCTGTGGCAAACGAACCAGGTAGCCGGAATGTGCAAGTCGAGCGGTTTTATTCCGCGCACGGGGATTCACCATCCCGGCGATTCGGTGTGACGCCTCGGAAGAGACGAGGGTACAACGATGAGAGCATTTATGGAGCCGCGACAAAGTGTGGCGCCTTAACAGGCTAAGTGCTCTCAGCGTTGTGGCATTAGCTCAGTCGGACAGAGCAACCGCCTTCTAAGCGGTTGGTCGCAGGTTCGAATCCTGCATGCCACGCCAGAATCACGCCTAAGGACCGTGATGCCAGAAGTTCCAGGGGCTTGGCGGTGATGGTTTCCCTTGAAGGACTATCACCGCCCTTTTTACAGCATGACGCCATTGCGATGGCTTCATGCTGTAAACCAGTACAGCCACGGAAGGCATAACTCATTGCTTCCAGTTCGCCCGATTCGCCGGGCATTTTTTTAAGGTGAGATTAGACTATGAGTGAAAAAGACATTGAATCTGAAATTCAGGCTAAAGGTTTAGCCGCGCCGCGCGTTACGCCAGACCATATCGAGAGCATTATTGCTCAGGAGGCATATTTCACAGCAGAAGATGGTGCCTTTGGCGTAGCCATAAAAGCGAAACATACTGGCGGAGAGGTAAACTACCAGCCGCACGAATCACTTTCTCTGCTGACGTTCTGCGTCCTGGTGCTGCGCAACGGCTTCACCGTCACCGGAGAGAGCGCCTGTGCAAGCCCGGAAAACTTTGATGCGGAAATTGGTCGGAAGATTGCCCGGCAGAATGCTGTAAACAAAATCTGGATGCTTGAAGGTTACTTGCTGAAGCAGAAGTTAAGCGAGCAATAACACCGTGACATGTCACAAACAGCCAGCCGATGAGCTGGCTTTGTTTTATCCTCACCAGAGGATATCTCCGTCATTATCCCCGCTAACGGATTAAGCATAGGGATCATAATCTGTAATGGCCTTGCCTTGCTGGTTCTGCTGCCCGGGAATTCGCAGACGCTTAGACACAGGGAACGCAAACGTCAGCAGTAGCGCATCGCCTTTACCCGGCGAACGCCCAAGCCGCTCCTTGATATCTTCCTTCGGTTCGATAACGATTTTACCGTCCACTCGAACTTTGTACTCTGCCGCCGACAGGTCGTCCGCTGTTTCCTGGTCATCCAGCATGCCGCCCAGCCTCAGCCATGTCTTGCATGAGTTGAACATCTCCCCACGCTTGTTGAGCATCTGCGGGTCAGTAGACGCGCCACCGAACGGAACAAGTTGCCATGTGCGCCCCCAACCGTCACCGATTGACTTCAGCCCGGTACCGTAACCGAAGTCGATGAACACCGCGTCAGCCTGATACTGGTCTTCAAAGTCAGCGATACGCTTCGCCATAATCAGATCGTCGGTAGTCTTGTTGCCAGTCCACAGCACCTTACTGTGTAGCCCCTGCCGCAGGTATATCACCGCGTCATCAACGCCTGAATATGCCGGGTCAACACCGATTATCACCGGAGCATGTGCCACCTGCGCAGCGGTTACCACCCGTTTCATTGCCTCGTCAGTAAGACCGGTAGGGATAAACTGCAATTCAGATGCATCAGGGAATATGCCACGTACACGGATTTTAACGAAGTCGCTATCTTCCCCGTAGTCATCAACCCATTTCTGCAACTGCTGTTTGTTGGTGCCTTCCACCGTCCTGCTGTCAATCTGCGCAGTTTTCCAGCGGTGTTTGTATTTGCGGAAACATTCACGGAAACGCCCGGTGTTACGTGTAGGGTTTCCGAAAGCCACCCAGATAATCTCAGTGTCTTCGTCCGTTAGCGCACCCTCGGCAACTTCCCACACCAGATCCGCAATGTTCGACGCTTCATCAAATACCACGATGATGCGTTTACGCTCGTTGTGTAGTCCGGCGAATGCCTCAGTGTTGTGCTCAGACCAGGGGATTGCGTCAGCTCGCCACCGCTTGTCGTGCCCAGGATCATTGCTGTACATCGCAGTAGCGGTACAGGTAAACCAGTCTTTCGTGATAGCAAGGTTCGACCACTTGATAATTTCCGGCCAGGTCTTCGTTCGTAGCTGGTTGTCGGTGTTGGCGGTCACCACGACCTTACAATCCTCGCAAGTGGACATGCCCCAGTTGATCAGCATTGAGATGAATGCGGATTTACCAATACCGTGACCAGAAGCGCGTGCCAGCATAAGCGGCTGATAGCGCGTCTCTGGATTCTGCAGGTGATCACGTATCTCTCGGAACGCATCAGCCTGCCACTGACGTGGACCGGTGGCATGTGCCAGTTCAGTACCCTCTTCCCCCCACGGGAACGCATAGAGGGCATAGCCAAGCGGATCGTGAGTGAACCCTGCAATATCCTCGATCAACTGCTCTTCAGGAGATAACGCTGTATCTGTCACTGATTACCATCCTGACGTTCTTTGAGTCGCTTCCTGGCTGCTGCTATGCGATCAGCAATTGTCACATTCACATTAACATCCAGACGTTCTTTGAACGCGTTGACATCAACATGCTTACCAATCAGCTCAAGGTTCTTCACCTTGTCAGGCCATTTAATTTTTTTGAGGATTGTCTCTATCGAATCCTCGTTCATGTTCATGATGGTCGATGACAGATCAAAGCCACTAAGCGTAGTGCGCCAGATTTTCGGCCACTCGCGGATTGGCTTAAGGCTCCCATCGTCGTTGAGGATGTCGATCACGTCCATCTGGTCGATCTCCACCAGGCGCATGAGAACGTAATCAGCACTGACGCGCATTCGTTTGTTGCGCTCCTCCATCAACTCGGCAATCCGTTTCTGAATGCGTTCATCGCGCATCATGACACTGGCTTTAACTGCCGCTGTATTTGGGGAGAATCCTGCATTAATCGCTGCCTGAGTCTGGTTTTCAGGCGTTTTGATGTATGACTGGCAATAAGCCTCCTGCATTGCTGTTAGTGGCTTAAATTGCGTTGATTTGCGTTTATAGGTTTTAGGTTCAGCAGGCATCATAACCACCGTGGTAATAGTTACCGTTGTGGTAATAGTACCATGCAAAATAAAGCCGCCATAGTTGGCGGCAGTATTCAAAGTCCATCAAATTCATCGTAAAAACTCTCGTCAAGATACCCTTCCCATTTACCGCGAATGAAAATTACATCCTCGCCGCAAGGGTGCTGACTGTCGATAACTATATCCCTCCTGACGCAACCATACTTATGCATGAGAAATTTAACCTCTTTCGGAAAATTTGCTGAGTTATCTCTCATATCTTCAAGGTCGTAGCGTATTTTTGGCATAACACCTTCGTGACATGTCACACTATTAATTTCGTTTCATGCCAGCCTTTGGTCACCCAGCATTGCGAGTCACCATTACACGGGCATGAATTAACTGGAACTCTCTCGCCGCACTTACCGCAACGTTTTCTGCTGATCGATTTTATACGCCCGCGCACGCGTGCATCATCCTGGCGGATCAGTAACGCTATATACTCACCAAATTCGTAAGGTGCACGCCCGGGGCGACGCGTGGCACAGTTACGCTCCAGCATTTCAATTTCCTGAGCATCAAGCACAATTTCCAGCTTACGCACACCAGATGCAGCTTGTCTGGCTCTCTGAGCGGCTTTGCGCTCTGCTGCTGATTTAGCCATCAATATTCACCTTTATCGCGAACACCTTTACCGGTTTATCTCCGAAGTGCGGATGTGTGATTGTCTTGATTTCATACCCTTCATACGGGACGTCTATTCTGCGGCTGGAATCGTCACGCTTCGGATATCCCTTTGTGATAATCAGGCGGTCATACTCGCGGAACATAATTCGCTTATTCCAGTAGTCATTACACAGGCGATACTCTTCCGTTTTCTCCCCGCGAATCATGGCATCGAAGTATTCACCTTTAACGGCAAGTTGCAGGTTAGCCACGACCTTCCTCCTTTGGCTTGTGAATTTGTATCGTCATGCCGCTTTGAGTGGTGACTACAATGACAGAACCAGGCTGAAGGCTATACTGACAATCCACTGTCCACTCCTGTAAGCCATATAAAACCAGATGAGCAAAACCTGAAGGAAGGCTATCCAGTCAATAATCGTATATTTCGCGAAGGAGACCATCAATTAACCTCCTGCGGCGGTTCCGGTAGAGGCATCCAGTACAAGGCGTTCCCTAACCACGATAAAGTGCCGTCGCTCAACTCCACGTATTCCCCTTGTACCTGTCCTGCCATATACTCGCCGTGCTTTGAATAAATTAAAATCCAATCATCTTGAGCGGGCATTCGCTCACTACAGCTTATCCAACCATCCGGAGTTACCGGATAGTTGCCCGACAGCTCGTTCAACTTGTAAGTTTGGCTTACAGGTTCGGCTTCCAGTTCTGCAATGCGCTTCTCTGCAGCTTCCAGCTCAACACGCAGCTTCCCTACCGTTAGCGCAATATCCTCGTTCTCCTGGTCGCGGCGTTTGATGTATTGCTGGTTTCTTTCCCGTTCATCCAGCAGTGCCAGCACGGTTTCTGGTCCGGTCAGAAATTTGAAGGCGTTGAGCGCATCAATATCCACACCGTAATCTTTAAGTTCCTGTTCACTTAACAAATCATCATCAACTGGCAACATTAACAGGCGATCCATTGCCGGAATTGCACGCTCTGCCTCCTCACGCAGTGCCTGATAGTCAATCTTGCTCACTGGTTGCCTCCTTTGCGAAGCTGGGCAGCAAAGTCAACTAACCACTCAGTCATTTCAACCTTCCCTACCAGGTCTGAACCAGGGTGCATACAGCAATCACTCTGCGCCGCTTTGAAATCCTTATACTCATATTCTTGGGCCACCAGATTTTTTGCAGCTTCTATAGCAGCATCCACGCCCTGCGCCCGCACTTCAGCCAGGCATTTGCGAAACTCGGAAACGTACTGTTCGACGCTCATTCCCCAGCTAAGTGGACATTCATTGAATGTTTCGCCTTCGTGCTCTTCATCAGGTAGCTCTTTGGTAAAGAACTCACGTTCAATGGCGTGGAGTGTGTCAGCAAAACGACGTAAGTTACTCAAACCTGTCGTAATGGAGAATTCAGGAGCATCACATCCGACGCCCATCTGCTGATAAACGGCGGTTTTGAAGGCCTTCAGCCCCGCATTCTCCGCCGCCAACGCCGAAAACTTCTCGTGTGCCAACTTAACAGCCGCATCAGCCTGCTTAATTGACTCAATCGCTTTCTGCTGGTCTTCGGCCAGCGCATTAGCACGCACCAGTTGCACTTCCAGTTGCGTTGCCAAATCGCTGATCAGCTTTGCCACACTGCGCATATCAACGGCACCACATTCTGCTTTCAGTTCCGAAGCCATCTCATGCCCGGCGGAAACTAACCCTTTGATATTACTTTCCATCTTTACCCTCGCTTATCCACATAACTTATTGATTACATTGATAACTAAAAAGATCGTCGATTCAGAACTCTTCGATGTTCCAGCCGCCACCTGCTTTCTTTGGTTTAACCGTTACCCCGATTATTCGGAACGGATACTGATCTGCGGCGACTTTTGTTTTCACTCTGGCGTCGTCGGTCCAGAAACCTTTCACTTCGTGCAGTTCCATCTCGCCGGTAGCGAGCATCACAGCAAAATCGGGCGTATAGAACGTGTTGTCAGCTAACCGCAGCTTGATACCCTCGAATCGATACCAAGCGATTTCCCCTGCACGTTTACGCTGCTCAAGGTGCTGGCAATACGCAGATTCTGTTTTGTTCATCTGGCCTGTTTTGAGTCGACCAAGAGCCTGTATCTGTTTTCTCATGATTTACCTCTGAGGTAATTAAAAACCACATAAGACACGAAATCAATAGATTTTAGAATATTTTATTACCCATTAGGTAATCATTGAGACGTAAAAAAATGCGCTATCGCGCTGGTATTACTTGATAAATCCTGCCGCCTTTCCCCGCCTGTATTCCTCCATCAGCCACTGCGCCGGTGTTATTCCCCCTAGGGTGGCGGCGTTAGGCATGCACCCGAAACTTCGCCCTGGTGGATGGTAAACGTCTCTCCCTGTGTCCGGAGGTGTACTCATGGGCTCTGGCTTTGCCTGTATGCTGATCACCGGATCGGGTATCTGCTGTCCGGAAGCCACCTTTTTCGCCCAATCATCGAGCAGCCTGCGCGCGTGTTTCTCAACCTCACTCTCGCTAAGCTGGCGCTGATACATTGCACGACGGGTATCACATACGACCCAGTACATAACCGGATGCCGCCACGGGAATCTTTCGGGACCACCAGGATATAAACTTTTTTCCTTGCTGTACCGGTGAAACTCCGCCATCACATCGTCAATGGTGACGCCAAGAACCATCTTGCTGTCTTTGCACCACTTGATGAATTGCCCTGGCGACGGCCAGAACGGAGATTCACTGGCGCGGGCGTGGCGCATACCAGCGTTAACCTGTTCCATTGTAGTGATCCCATTCTCCAGAAACGCAAGCATCCATTGCTTACGGAATTCATTAAGTTTGTTCTGCTCCCTTATGGTCGAAACGCTTGCAGGAAATGCAGCCTGTAACTGGACAAATAGTTCATTGAAAATTCTAGCAACCTGCTCCTTTTTGCCATTGCTGTCACGCCGCTCTTCATGCACAGCAACACCATGCTCACGTAAGCGATCGTACTCATTGAGAAGTTCTGGAGTTGATTTCATCCCACACCCCTTCTATCCAGTCAGTGTTATTCCAGTCAAGCTCATCGCTTTTCCCGGCATTTTTTGATTTTCCCCTGATATGATTTACGTGCCTGGCGAATTTTTGTTCCCACTGAACCTGCGTGAACACTTTGCCCTCAGCCATCCAGTAATCCCGGAATGCAGCAAGTTCAGCAGGTGTAAATTCCGGTTCCGGCAGGGCCGTTCCCCACAGCGCAGCACGCCGCCGAAAATCTGGCGACGGTAGCCAGCCATCTGTCATCGGAAATTTCCCGATGGGTTCACTCAGGCCATCCAGAAATTCAGGTTCTGCCACCTGCAACGGCGTACTGTTCGCTTCACTGGTCGGAGCACCCTCGCGCACGTGCGCTATGTGTGGGGTTTTATATATATCTTCCTCTTCCTCTTCCTCTGGTAACTCCTTTTGTAACGCTGTTGGCGTTACTTTTTGCGTTACTCGTTTTCGATGCTCTGCCACTCTTCTATTCGTAAGTGCACGTTTTTTCGATGATTCTCCATTGTGTCGCTCAAAGTTTGGAAGAATTAGTTTGCCGTCATGATAAGCAAGCCATCCGACGCTAATGAGGGCGTCAGCAAATCCTGTAATAAAAGCGAGTCTATCAAGTACTCCTTTTGTAACGCTGCCAGCGTTACCGTCTATTGTTTGCTGGTCAGCCCATGCCCATATACGAACCAGCTTTCCAAGAACAGCATCTGGATCAATACCCAGAATTTCTGCTATCTGAAAAATTTCAGGTTTATCAGGAGTGATAACTTCAACCTTAATCCAGCTGCTTGCCATAGGTTTCCCCTCTTGCACTCTTTAGTGCACAAGCAAATTCATTACGATGGCGGTTGGCGCTATTCATTGCACATTCAACACATGTTCCGTTCAGAACATACCTTTCAGAGAGATGGCCGTGACGGCACCGCTTTCCTGTGAAATAGCGATTTAACCCGGCTTTTGCGGCCTCCATTCTGGTTACTATCTTCAATTTTTCCGCCCCTTTTTGTTATTGATATTGGCTATTTTGCACAATTGGAAAATTTGATCAACCAGATTTGGTTTTTTATTACCTTTGAGGTACGAATAGATATGAAAAGACCGCCGGATGGCGGTCTACAGAGGGTTGTGGCTGGATATCATGAGTAGAAGAAGTATGCCAGTTCTGCTTTTGAGCGCAGCCATTGTCTTGTTTTACAGGCTTTAAAAAGCCCATTCATCAATACCTTACCTGGCATTTTGCGCTTACCTGTTAAGTGAGTCTGGATATAGTGACTCGTCGTTCCGGCTTCCTGTGCGAAGGCTTCACGCTCATCCGGAGTAAGTGCAAGCCAGTGCTTTTTGAAATCGAAATGTCCGTTATCGCTCATAGCTATTGCCTGATATTTATTTCAGATAATAAATATTCACCCATAAGGTAACAAAAATCAAGGATAGTTACCTATGGGGTGCATTTACCTGTTGGGTAATATTGCTTTAAATTGAATCATCTACTGATTCATATATGAGGCGATTTTCCAGAAAATGAAAAGTATCCAGGACGTCCGCAGGCAAAATCTCAACGACTTGATCGACCGTGAATTCAATGGTGTTCAGACGCGGATGGCAGAAAAACTTGGAACTCAGGCAAATCTGGTAAACCGCTGGGCTCTTGGCAAGAAGGTTATCGGCGACCAGGTTGCGCGAAAAATTGAAGCTGCCGCCAATAAACCACGTAACTGGCTTGATATCGATCGCTCGCTTTCTCAGGAAGGTTTTCAGCCTGTCGGCCCAAGCGACATTGGTCAGCTGGCGGCTCACAACCTGGAACGCTGGATGAGCGAAAGCCGCGACCTTTCAACACAGGGAAAACTTCACCGCGCATCCGGCGTCGCCCAGGTGACAATCAGCCGCCTGTTAAACAATGAGGTCAGCGTTTCCATTTCCACCCTGGAGAATGTTGCATCCGCATTCGGGCGTCACGGATATGAACTACTGATTCACCCGCACGACCCTGCGACTATCAACTATGACCGCTCACGCTACGCATTGTTACCCGAAACCGAGAAAGCAAAGATCGAAAGTTACATTGAATTTGTCATCAACCAGAACGAAAAAAACAAACAATAAAACTATAGTTTTCAGTAAGTAAGCCGCCTCATGGCGGCTTTTTTATTGCCAGATAGATTACCTTACGGGTAATTTTTTTAACTCATATCTATTGACACCAAACCAAATAAGCATAATTATTACCTCAACGGTAACAGACCGAGGTAACAAGTTATGCAGTGGAAAATCATCAACGGTTGGTACTGCGTTACTGCATGCGGATTCATGAGCTGGAAGTTCCGCACCTTACAGGAAGGCATTAAGTGGGCTTTCGTCAGCAAAGAAGCTCGCGATGTAGCCAACGATAACGAGATATGGGAGGGCTGATAATGAACGTTAATCAGCAGAAAAATCTTCAAAAAATCATGCTGGCATTCGACAAGGACTACCGCCTGTCAGAACAGCTATATGACCGACAAGTTGAACTGATTGAGAGCATCCGACTTCATCAACTGTCCTCAACTTTCGACGTTGTAACAGGCAAAGGCGTTCGTCAGGAAGTGCTGGAGGCTGCTAAAGACAGCCCTGAGTTCGAAGAACTGATGGATGCCTACCGGCGCGAGGCAATGGCAATTATAGCGCGCTGGGATCTGGCGGATCAGCTTGATGGGCAGAGGGACGCGGCATGATGCGGAACGCTGGAATCATGGATAGAACAAAATACATCGGAGGAAGCGATGTTGCAGGGATTCTTGGAATTAGCCCATGGCGCACCCCGCTTGAGGTTTATCTGGATAAGGTCCAGCCACGTGTCAAACCAGTAGACCCAAGCAAGCAGAAAGTTTTCACGCGTGGCCAGCGTATGGAGCCATACGTAATAGACCTGCTTTCTGAGGAAACAGGGATGGAAATCGTTCATCGCGGAAACCGCTATATCCACCGTGATTACGATTTTATTGCAGCTGAGATCGATGCAGAAGCAGCGTCAGGCGAGAACATTGAGATCAAAACAGTTAGTCCGTTCAAAGCCAAAGAATGGGGAGAAATCCAGACAGATGCAATTCCTGTGCATTACACGGCCCAGGCCATGCACGGGTTGATGGTTACAAACAAACAGGTATGCGTTTTCGGTGTGCTTATCGGTGGCGACGACTTCCGAATCTATCGGGTTGAGCGTGATGAAGAAACTATCCAGGCGATCTTAGAAAAAGAAATCGCTTTCTGGGACCGAGTGAAAAATCTTAACCCGCCGGAAGCTACCAGCGTAAGCGATGTATCGCTGATGTTTGAGAAAGATGCCGGGACAAGTATCGAGGCTGACGGAAAGGCACTCGCACTATTCAACGATCTACGAGACATGAAATCACGCAGAAAATCACTGGAAGAAGAAATAGCTATATCAGAAGAGAAGCTGAAGATGTACATGCAAGAGCACTCAGTCCTGACCCTGGACGGAAAGCCGCTCTGCACATGGAAATCTCAGATCAGCAACAGATTCGACCAGAAGCTATTCCAGTCAGTACACCCTGAGTTATTCGAAAAATTCAAAACAACAACGACACAACGCGTCTTCAGAATGAAGTAAGGAGAAAAAATGTCTATCAATGCACTTAAGGCAGCGGCTACCGGTAACCAAGTTGCACATCATAATGAGAAACCAACAACTCTGGCCGGACTTCTGGCAGACCCAAAAATTAAAGCTCAGATGGCTTTGGCACTTCCAAAGCACATGACAGCAGACCGTCTGGCGCGCATAGCAACCACAGAGATCAGAAAGGTTCCAAAACTTGCATCATGCGACCAAGCCAGCTTCCTGGGGGCAATTATGCAATGTGCCCAATTGGGTCTTGAACCAGGCGGAGCTCTTGGACACGCTTACCTGATACCGTTCGACAAACGCCAGAAAGTAAATGGAAGATGGGAAACCGTATCTACAGAAGCACAGCTGATTATCGGCTATCGCGGAATGATTGACCTTGCCCGCCGCTCTGGGCAGATCCTGAGTATCTCGGCTCGTACCGTACATACAAACGACAAATTCAGCTACTCATACGGCCTGGAAGAAACGCTCGAGCATTTACCTTGCGAAACAGGTGACCGCGGAGAATTAACGCACGTTTACGCCGTTGCACGACTGAAAGATGGCGGAGTCCAATTTGAAGTTATGAGCCGGGCAGACATTGAGAAAGTTCGTGCACTGAGCAAAGCCGGTAGCAGTGGCCCATGGGTTGATCACTTCAATGAGATGGCTAAAAAAACAGTAATTCGCCGACTATTCAAATATCTTCCTGTTTCTATTGAAATGCAGAAGGCTGTTGTTATGGATGAGCACGCTGAAGCTGGACTTAGCCAAGATAACGCAGCTGTTATCACTGGTGAATATTCCGTAGTTGACGATGAGCGTCAACACCTGTCGCCAATTTCAGATTCAGAACGAGAAGAAGCTCGAGAATATATCATCGCGATACTTAATAGCCTGGATCCATCTGCTGAAGATGCAAAAACGATGTTCAAGCGCGCTGAAAATGAGATTAACACCATGGCTGAAAAGCTCGGTGATGAATATCACCAAAAATTCATGATGACGCTTAACGATATGCGTCCAGAATTCGAGTAACCACCACCGCGGTGCCACACGCGCCGCACTGCAACCAAGAGAGGTATTTATGAAAGGTGCATTAGGTAAGAAGGAACTCCTGGCGGTGGTGCCACTGTCATGGAGCACTATCGACCGTATGGAGCGCGCAGGGGAATTTCCTAAACGCTGGTATATCACTGACAAACGCTGCGCATGGAACCGTGACGAAGTTGAGCGTTGGCTTGATGAACGTCAGGCAGCAAGCCCGGCAGAGTTCCAGGGTAAAAAACCTCCTGTTCAGCAACGTGTATATCGTCCCGTGAGCAACGCTGCATGAGTGCGCTGCTAAGGCACTGGAGCAAATGGTCAGGATGGTACTTATTCCTGGCCTCTGTTTCAGCATGGCTTTATCTGCTAGCATTAATTTTCAGAGAAGGTTGGATTAAGTGAGAAAGTTAAGCCGACTTGAAAAATATCACATGAATAAGGTTTCAATGCGCAGTCCGTCAAAGATTGTCGCCGTTACTCCTGCGGCGATAGAGATCGAAAAACGCGCGATTGAAAGAGAGAAAAAAGGGCAATTCCGCATTGCCGCTCACCTTTGGCTTCAGTGTATGGATGTTGCTTCTGGTGATGTTGAACGTGCAAGGATCGCGGTTCGCAGGGACCAATGTATCACAAAAGGTAACGGCCTTCGCCGTGGCGACTATAGCGGCATAGGATGTTGCGGGGTGGTTTATGACTAAGAAATACACACTAATCTATGCAGATCCACCCTGGGTATACCGGGACAAAGCCGCAGATGGTAATCGCGGTGCCGGTTTTAAATATCCGGTTATGAGTGTGCTGGATATCTGCCGCCTTCCTGTGTGGGATTTGGCCGATGAAAACTGTCTGTTGGCCATGTGGTGGGTGCCAACACAACCACTCGAAGCACTAAAAGCTGTTGAAGCCTGGGGATTCCGTCTGATGACGATGAAGGGCTTCACGTGGATAAAATGTGGTAGTCGACAACCAGATAAACTGGTTATGGGTATGGGACACATGACTCGCGCCAATAGTGAAGATTGCCTGTTTGCGGTAAAGGGAAAACTACCTACGCGCATTAATGCAGGGATCGTTCAGTCATTTATCGCACCGCGGCTTGAGCATTCAAGAAAGCCAGATGTCGTTCGTGAAAAACTTGTGCAATTGTTAGGCGATGTTTCTCGCATTGAACTGTTCGCCCGCCAGTCGTCTCATGGTTTCGATGTTTGGGGTAATCAGTGCGAAGACCCGGCAGTGCAACTACACCCTGGATACGCGTTGGATATTGCCAGATTAACAAATGCATTCAGCAATTCTCCGCTGTCACCAACAGACAACCAGGGGCGGGAGCGTGCTGCATGAACAGGGCATCACCAGCAGATTTAAGAAAATGCCTTGAAACTGCAAACATGCTTGCACACAGCGGGATCAGGTTTGTTCCAATTCCCGCTGTCACTGATGCTGAATTTGCAACACTGTCAGCAATATTCGAAAACAAAATTGAATCACTGGCAGCAGAAGCAGAGATGGAAGAAAATCAGCAGAACTATTAAACGTTATTCCCCCGCCATCCACTTCTCAAACGTCGACGGGGAGAACGGAATCAGATCCGTATGCTCCCCGTCAATCCATGAATCAATCATATCGGCCCACTGCTGCAACATGTAGGCGCGCTGTCTGGCGTATTCCGCTTTGTTATATACGGCGCGCACACCTTTCTGCTCATGTGCCAGAGCCTTTTCAATCCAGTCTGAAGGATAACCAGCCTCATGCAACAACGTACTGGCTGTACGGCGCATATCATGTACAGTGAAGTCCTGAATATGCTCACCATCTTCATTTATTATTTTCACCGTTCTGTCGATCAGAGAGTTCAGCGCGGCATTAGATAATGGCTTCCGGAAATTGTAACGACCAGGAACCAGATATTCACTTCCACCAGCGCACATCTGCAACCCGACCAATATATCCTGTGCCTGTTTAGGCAGGTAAATAACGTGCGCCCGGCTTCCCTTCATGCGGTCTGGAGGAATTGTCCATGTCCATTTTTTAAAATCTATTTCATCCCACGTTGCATTGGTGAATTCGCCCTTACGAACCATAGTGATAAGCACCAGTTTTAAAGCCATTTTCATAGTGCCCATAGCACCAATGGCATCCAGCGTGCGGAAGAATAGGCCAATTTCTTCTGGTGTCAGTGTTCGCTCTCGTGGTTTAAATATGGCGATAGACGAAGGTTTAATGTCAGCCGCAGGATTAAACAAACCATGACCACGGTCATTGGCGTGACGGTATACGCTACTGATGATCTCCCTGGCCTGCACTGCTGTTGCCCGGCCACCGCGTTCGACAATCCGGTCACACAAATCACGAACCATCGATGTGGTAATTTCAGCCATCATTTTATTGCCAAGAACCGGAAGTATGTCACGGTCGATCACCGCCTGTTTCATTGCGCGGGTACTGTCAGCCAGGATGACGTGTTTCATATAACTGTCGGTATGTACCGCAAACGTCTCGGCACCACGAATCTTTTTGATACCGTCACGTTTAGCCGCAGCCGGTGACTGGCCTGCTTTAAGCAGCTTCTTTGCAGCAATCAGTTCTTCTCGCGCTTCTGCCAGGCTGATACCGTCACGCCCATACTGCCCGATTACCAGTGTTTCGCGGCGACCGTTGATACGGTAGTCATAGCGAAACGAGACCGTGCCTGACGTAAGCACAGCTACATACAGCCCGTCACGATCGGAGACCTTGTACAGTTTGTCCTGCGGCTTGAGGTTTTTTAATTTTGTATCGGTAAGCAC